GCCATTTTATTATTTTTTTAATGGTTATTATTTTCGTTTTCTAATTTTAAACGAAGAAGCAGTTTTTCCGCCTGGGACTGATCTAACCTTCCAACCGTTAGGAGCATCGACTTCTTGATGAGCCCCTCTAGGGTTCATATCGATGTTCTTAGCTTTTGATATGGAATCTTTCATTGCATCAGCTTTGCCTTGCTCATAAAAGTGATTAGCAATCTTGTCAGCGTTCATAGCTGTAAATAGAGACTTATGGTAACCACTAGCGTCAGACATTTCATTTTTATCGTTCAAGAACTTCTTGACAAAATTATTAATGTCGCTTTGAGTTTTCTTTACATCTCCAGTATTTTTAATTTTAAACCTATACTTCTTGTCTCCAACAGAATAATCAAAACCTTTGAAATTCTCATTAAAAACGTTTTCGGTTTCAGTTAAAAATATTTTCTTTTGCGATTCAGCCATTTTAGCGACCTCCTCGTTTTCTTTATTGTAGCGGTTGAAAAATTCAACTGCCTTTTGCTGGTCCTGTGTTAAATTAGATCCAGCTTTAATATTTTCGTAATATTTGCCCTTTAAGCTTTCAAGGTGTTTTTTAGCTTTAGCAGCTTCTTCTTTAAAGGCTATTTTAGCTTTTCTAATATCCCTTGGCTCATCTAACTCTTCGTCATATGAGAAGTCTTCCATAAGGATATCAATATCTTCTTTGTCTAAATGGGGCTTTGTCGTTTCGTAAAATTCACGAATTAACTGTGCTTCATTTAATTTAGAATAATCAGTATTTAGTTTTACATAATCATCCAGGCTTCCACCTGTTTCATTCATAAAGTCTACAACTTTTTGAATATTTTCCGGGAGTGCAACACCTGTTTCATTTGACTCAGCTACGGCTTCTTCAACAATTTCTTTTGTTTCTTCAACTGTAGCAGCGGGCTCTTCAGCTACCTCATCATCGACTATTTCTTCTAGCGGCGCTTCTTCGGTTTCCCGTACTTCTTCAACCACTTCTTGGCTGTCTGACGTGTCTTCGGATTCTCCGACAATAGCATCGCCGTCATCTGCGCTTTGCTCTTGAACGGCATCTTCTTGTGGGTTATTAAGTTTACCTAAATCTAATTTTATTGTACCATCTTCAGCGACTGATGCGCCAGTGTCTGGTTTTTCTTCAACAACTTCGTTTTCAGCTGCTGGTTGTTCTTGTACCTCAAGTACTTCTTCTTCTTGGTTTTCTGACATGATAAAATATTATATAATTGTACATTACTATTATTACTTAGGTTCAAAGGTTCCTAAGTCAAACCCTCCGCCAATTATATCGTTTCCGCCGGATTCGAAGTTTTTTGGTGGTGTATTGTTTTTTCTTTGCTCAATTAATTCACTTTGCTGAGATGCTTCCATCTTTGAGCGATCATCTTTACGATCTTCTTTTTTGCTTTCGCGCTGCTTATAAAGCTCAGTTTCCATGCCTTTAAGCTGCATGTTATAATCAAACTCCTGTGCCATTAAAGCTTTCTTCGCTTCAACCTCTGCCTGCAACTTTTGTAAATCCAGCTCCCCTTCTAATTGCTTCAGCTGCGCTTTTTGCTGCGTTATAGCTGCTTGCTTTTGTACTTCGGCTTGTGCTGCCACTTGTTGAGCTTGAGCATTTGCTTGCGCCTGCGCTTGCATATTTTGCTGTTGAATAGCTTGATCCCGCTCTTGTTTTTTCTTGCGCTTAATTTTTAATAGCTGATTAGCTAATTTTAAATTTTGTACTTGGCGTATATCTATAGCGTCATCTAAGTCTATTAAACCTGCTGACAATGCTGTTTGTATGTTGTTTTCAAGCATTTGTTTTTCTTCTTCGTCTGGCATAAGCGTTAAGAATATACCAAAGTCGTATAGATGCAAATTGCTCATTTCCGAAAGGGTGGCTACATTATGAGCACCTATTTTTTGTATAAACGCTTCTCTAGCTGGAGAATACTCTATTATATCAGATACTCTTAACGATAAACATTCAGCTAAATGAGCTGTTATATTTAAACCTGCTTCTAGTATATGCCTTGTAGCTGTATTACTATTTGCTGCGGCTATTTTTTGTATACCTACTAAAGCCTTGCCGTCGGGCATACTGCCGTCTCTCGCTTCATTCAACCCGGTCACGTCGCGGATCATTTGCAAATAATAGTTGTAGGTATTTATTAAGGCTCCCAGCTTATTACCACCACTGCCACTTGTAATTTCTTGAATAGGTATTTTACCTGGGTTCATATCCCCATCTTGCGTAAATGATCTACCAATTACAGAACCTGTTTGGAAAAACATATTTAATGCTTCCTGCGGATTATAATTTGTACCATTACCTAAATCAATTTCGGCCAAACCGTCTGCATCTAAATAAACGCCATCCGGGACCATTCGCGATAGCAATTGCTGCAACTTTAAATGTGTTAACTGAACCATATCAGCAAAGCCGGTAATACGATCAACTAATGATTCAATTTTACCTTTATATATCCTAGGCGCATTAATGCTATAATTCAATAACACTTTTGAGCTATCACTTTTTGGGCGCATCATATTTTTGGCAAGCTCCCATTGTAATAAATAATCAGTGCCTAATATTAAAACCCCCTCGTATAATACTTCAATAGATCTTGATAGTTTGCCGTACTGCTGCTCTAGTATTTCAACTGGCGGATCAAATGTATCGTCCCTTAATAAAACTTTAGACGCTCCCGTAGCGGTCTCTTTAATTTTATATACTTCGTTCATGTATGTTTTGTAATTGAAATACAATACTTGAACTGTATTAGAATCCGTTTCATTATAATTAGAAAGCGTTCTATCGTAAAACCCGTTATTTTGATAACCTTGTTCGGATATTCTTTTTAAATCTTCATCTGTTAAATCGGGAAACTGTTTCTTAATCTCGTTAATAGGCACGTTTCTAACCTCGCCACAATAATATATATCATCAAAATAAGGTGAATCAGTATATGACCAGACTAAATTAGCAGGATCAACATAATCAATTACAACACCTTCTGACTTACTAAATCTATTTTTAACAGCGCCAATACCTATAGTGGTTAAATCATATATTACTCGCTTTTTTGTTAAATCATAATTATTACCATTTAGTAATACATTTATGGCTTGCTCTTCTGCAATCTCTACCGCTTGCTTATAAGTTAGCTGCATATGCACGTCTAACTCTTCTTGCGTTTCTGGTAAAGTTTCAGGTTGGTTTTCGTATAAGTTTACTCCAAAATTATCTTTAGCAAACTCATTTAATTCTTTTGTTTGAATATCTCTGATTATGCTAGCTAAATATTCTGTACGTTTTGCAACACCATATGGATCTTGCGAATATGCTTTTATATCAAAAGCTCTTTCTGAAATACCATTTACAACAATATCAACAAACTTAGGTATAATTGGAACTGGCTTCCAATCTATATTTAAATATGATAAATCACCATTAATAGATAATTCATCTTTATATTTTTGTATTGATTGCTCGCCTCTAGCGTATAGTCTTAATCTATGAAATGTATTTTGATTACTTCTATATCTATTAGTACCAGAATCGGACTTAAACCATTCGTCTTGAATTGCTCTACCGACTCTTAAACCATATTCAGGCGACATTTTTTCTTGGTCGCTAGCAACTTGGCTTGGAAAAAAACTATTTATAACTGACTCAGCCATACTTTATTTTATTATTTCCGATATTCCACCGGTGTTTTTGTATCTTGCAATACTTAAATTTAACTTTGGTTTCTCAACTCTTGGGTTAGGCCTATATAAGTGCCGATTGCATGCCATTATCGCTAACCCTGAACTAATAGCTGCATCAAATTTTGTTCTTTTGTTTATATCAAACTTAGCCCAATCGTTTAAAGTACGATTAAAGTACATTGTTCCGTACTCGCCATCTCCTTTAACGCCAACGTGGCTTTGTATATATGTTTCGATAGCAGCAGCGTGTGCTTGCTTAATATCTTCAGACGAGTTAGGTATACCACCTATTTCTTTTTCTGCAACCGAAAGTTTGTTATATAACTTATCCGGTCTATTCATAGAGTAACCTCTATAGCCTCTTCGCTTTAAGTAATAAAGCAATCGAGGTTTGTTATTTTCACAAAGCAATGGCATTCCGTAAAACACTAAAGCCATAAGCACATCTTCAAAAAACATTTCAGCTGTTTGAGGCCTGGCTACATATTCTAAAAAAAATGTGTTTGGCGGCGCATCTTCCATGCTAAAAGTTGTTAGGCCGTGTAAAGACCCTTTAGAACCTTGTCCGTCCGTAGTTCCCGATATATCGTAGCTATCACACCCAAACGCA